CTGCAAAATTTATACAATGAGCAGCCTGCTCCAATGTTGTAATTCCTCCGGGTGAAGTTACGTATTTTTCAAGACAGCCTGACCCTTTACTTATATCCTGTACGGTCGTATATCCTTCACAGCAGGAATTATCCTGTTGAACCACACAACCGCATGAGGTCTCCGCTGGGACCATTGTGAGATTTATGTCATCCCAATATTCATCCTTTATTAAAGCCGTCTCCTCTACGCCGCACGGGCCATACTGCTCCTCACAGCTAGGGCATTTACTCCCCACACTAGTTTCTCCCCCACATGGGCAGCTCTTCTCACAGTCCTCAACACAAACGCCAAAACCCTCACCATCTGGATTCGTGTTTAAGCAATAATCACAATCTGAACAATCTGAATCTTTTTTACATTTGCAAATCTGTTCTGCTATTGCCTCTTCAGTCGCCTTGCATATCCCCCTAATTACAAAGTCGGTCTCAACCGTGTTGCCTGCATTGTCTACATATTCACCCCTAATTCCGCAGCAAGCATCTCCTTGATATTTAATCCGTTCACATTTTGAGCAATCCCCACAATGGGCGTCTCTATAGCATTCATCATATTCCGGTACGTCTGGGCAACCATCACAAGCGATATCCTCAGGTTGGCCCTTGCACCATTCAGCAATATCACGCTTAAGGGCCTCTCCAGTTGGCGTGAACCCTTCCCTAGTGAATGCATAACTAGGGTTTTCAATAGTATCCCCATCCCTATTAATCAATTCACAATAAACTGGCCCCCTAGAGCAACCATTAGGTGAATATTTTGTTGTGGGGTGATCAGAATAATTAACACAAACGCCTTGATGATTATCACAACACTGATTATTAGGGCATGGATTAGTGTCATCACAAGCGCATTTTGTGCAGAATCCCTCGCTGTCACAGCACTTCCCATCAACGGCACAAGTATCCTGCTCCTCTTCCCCAGGCTGTGGATCACTTGGGTTATCATCATCTTCATCATCTTCATCATCTTCTTCATCATCATCGTCATCTTCATCATCTGGAGATGTACACCTATTTGCCTCGCATGTTTCATCCTCAGCACAATCATCCGCACTATAACACTCCAAAACTCCCTGGACTAAATCAACACAAATCCGCCCACTACATAGCTGACCCCATGGACAACCAGCAGTTGAATCGCCCCTGTCTCCATCTCTAACACAAACCTCCTCTTCACAGACAAACCCATCAGGGCATCCGTAATTGTCTCCAATTTGTGCCATACATGTTACAGTCCGGGCCAATTCCCCTTTAGCCTTGTTTAAATTTTCTTCTATAGAATCATATTCATCACCGGGTGCCGCTGCAATTAAATCTCTAGTTAACGTATCTACAATAGAGGTATAAGCCTGATTCTCCTGCTCACAAAGTGCGTATCTTTCGCCCTCACATGTGAATTCTTCAGCCGCCGTGCCGCATTCATAACCACACCAACCTGTAGAACCACAGCCTTGGCCTTCTGGACAGTCATCATCCCCACCACATTCTCCACTGAGGCAGGCCCCATCTAGACATCTTTGGCCGCTCTCACAATCCTCAGCCGTAAAACATGCCCCGCCTTGACGTTCACAAGAACCCTCGACACACGTATATAAATAGCCAGCTCTATTCAGATAATCACAATCTGTCTGGTCTTCACATTGGCCCGAATGGACTTGGCAATATGAGTTTTTGCAAATTAAGGAGCGTCCCTCTTGGTATTCGACCTCATATAAAGCCTCGGCATAAGAATTGTCATAGGTAATTTGTTGTTCAGGACTCGCAGAATCGTAAGCAGTATCACCTGACTGTGGCACTGCATCACGGGCAGTATGGGCATCTATTAGATCACCATTACAACCTATTGAACTAGAACATGACTTTAAGCATTTAACGCAGGGGACCCCCCTTAAAACACCACGCCCTAAGTTAGAATCATACAGCTCAATCTCTCCGCAAAACTCATCAACCAACGTTTGGCAGGTTGAACCAACTGGACACTTATCAGCACAGTTTGAACACGTATCACCATATTCTAGGCCCTCAAAACAATCGCCAGTTGATAAGCCGCTATAGCAGGGTGTGACGCAAGCATTGTCTTTGCAAACTAAAAGATCATTTGAATAGAGGTGATGGCAATGACTATTTTCTATGCACTCAACGCACTGTTCTTCAAGGCACACTCCACGCCTGCAATCAGCATTAGAGCTGCAGCTATAATCTTCTGGCTGGCAGAATCCATCAATACACCATTCACCATTAGGGCAATCTTCATCTGTCGAGCATGTTTTACGGCATACCCCTTCCCCCGTGTCAGGATCCGTCCAGCAGCCTTCGCCAACTAAGCAGTCATCATCTGAGTTGCAGCCGGTCTCGCATTCCCCATTAATGCAAATCCCGTCATCACAATCTGAGTCTTTGAAACAAGTTTCTGAGCAGAATCCCTCGGCAGTACATATCCCACAGGGGCAATCATCATCAGATAGGCATTTCCCTAGGCAGCGCCCTCTAGTACATTGTCCACACTCGCAATCCTCTGCCATAACACAACGGCAAGGCTCACAAAAATATCCCTTGTCTGCGTGACAACATTGATTCAGTCCACACTCAGGGCTATCTACTGAAGGTGTGTCGTCATCAAACCCGCCAGGGTCTGTTGGGATGGTAATTGCATCGTCTGCGGGGTCTTCTACCCGTTTACATTCCCCATTGTCGCAGCGTTCATCCTCCTCACAGTCATCAGTATTTGAGCACGCAAATCTACAATCTCCATCAAAGCAACGCTCACTGGCCTCAACGCAGTCGCTATCATCTCGACAGCCAGGAATGCAGTAGGGGCCATAACCTAACTCTCCACAAATTTCTCCCCTAGGGCATGCGTCATCATAGGAACATCTAACCTCTAAAAAACAAGGCCGCAAACACATGCCATCCTGCACGTTACATATAGAATCGCCTCCGCAGTCACTGTCATATTCACACTCTCCACAAACGAAAGGGGAAGATCCTTTACCCAGTAAGCAAGAACAGCCGGGGCAACCATCATCATTAATACAATTAATGTCCTTACACGTCCCTAATGCCGAGCATGTTTGACAGGAGGAACAATGCTCCCAGCCATCATCTACGGGGCCACTGGCAGGGGCCGCCTTGCAAATACCCCCAAGGCAATTGGTTCCATAGCCATTCGCTACACAATCTGAATCACTGGAACATCTAAACTCACACTTATATTCAATACAACTTTCTCCGGGGAAACACTGACTATCTGAACGGCAGCCCGCGGCACACTTGCCATCCCGGCAAACATCTCCAGAACAGTCATTATCATTATCGCACGTATTTGGGGTACTAGAACATCTGCTATCTGTGCAAACATCACCAAAACCCTCTGAGATACAATCAGCATCATTACTGCAGACAAAAGCGCAGCTATTTTCTACGCATGTTTCAGGGGCCGGGCACTGGCTGTCGTTATCGCATCCTGTTATACAAACAGAATCGCCACCGCAAACCATTGCATCTGGGCAATCCCCACTGTTGAGACAAGGGATTATTGGAGTACAGGCGAGATTGCAAAAACCACCCCTTAGACAAACTTCGGGAGCTGTGCAATCAGCATCAGATGTGCAAGGAAAATCACAAGCACCATCAATCGTGTCACATACTGTTCTACCTAGGGGATTGTTAACACAATCAGAATTATCATTGCATCCAGGTATGCACAACCCATCAACGCAAATACTCCCTGACGGGCACTCTTCGCCATTCGGGCAAATCGCTTGTTCGCATTGACCTAGCTGACTGCAAACCTCTGGATTATCGGGATCATTGCATCCTAATCGGGGATCTAGGGGATTGTCATCTGTCGCCTGCCCTTGCACACATTGCCCCCTATGGCAGACTTCCCCGATATCAGGATTACATCCTTCAGTACAAAGTTTTACGCAAGTGCCGTCAAGACAGATTGATGATGAATCAGTTAAACAACTATCGTACCGGCATGAATCCAGACATGTCTCATCTTTAGGGCAATTGCCAACACAGACAGCATCACCCTCGTCGCATTGATTAAAAACACAGTCCTCATCATATGGACAATCATCAGCACATGTTGGATCAACCGGGCATGGTTTAACACAACTTGCATTATCCCGGCAGCCAGACACACATCTACCATCCCCATTGCAACGCTCATTATCTTCGCAATCAGAATTAGAGATACAAACAGCGCCAACATTATTACAGCTACCACCATTGCAAACATTAAATTCTCCCTCACAATCATCATCAGAGGAACAGCTAGTCACGCAACCGCCATCAACGCAACTGGCTTGCTGGCAGTTACTAGCCGGGCAGTTGTCTACGCAGTTTGAATCTTTAGGGCACGCCTCTATACAAGTTAAATCACCTTGAGCGCATTGAATATATACACAATCAGAATCCTGGGGACAAGCATCAATACAGCCCTGATCTGGGGGGCAATCTCTCAGACATTCCTCATCATTTCGGCAGCCATCTACGCACTCGCGAAGAGCGCCCCCTTTATCTGTTATCCCCCTAAAGGGGTAATCCGTACAGATCGTTCCAGCTTCACAATCGTTTGTTGTTACACACCAGACGGGTGATGTGCAAGGCGTTAGGCAATGGCAGTCTATGCAAAAACTATCAGCCTTCGCATCACCAGTGGAATTAGATTGCCCCGGTATGCATTCTTCATCTGAAGTACAGCCGTCAGTACAATAGCCTATAGATTTATCACATACCTCACAATCTCCGCAATCACTATCAATCTGGCATGTTCTTCGGCATGCCTGATCTACACAATAGTAACTACTATTTTCACTTGGTGGACAAGGGCATTCTGAATCATACTGACAAGGCCGCTTAGGGTCTCGTGGGACACATTGATTGTTTTCACACCACGAACATTTATCACAGTCAAACCATGAATAGCAGAAATTAGCATCTTGGCATTGAACACCAGCAGCACAATTTGAGGGCAACCATTCCTTACTCTCTGCTGTGTCTGGATGATCAGCCCAGGATTCTTCCTTAGAATCACCTGCAGCTAGATTAGCCCCAGCCTGAACTGATGCTTTGCCTGCATCCTTATAATATCCTCGACCACTCGGCCCCGTCCCAATCATTGAGGCCTCACCATCGCTAACGCTCTGATGTCGGACTAGCTGGGCTTCTGAAGATTTATCGGCAAAAAGTTGCGCGTCAATGACGCGAATTTCTTCCTGCGTTTTCAGGATTGAGGAAAGAAGATCCGCTTCCGAGGCCATTAGCCACGGACCTCTAGCCACCTCGTTGTATCATCATTGCCCACATATAATTTGCACGTCCCATTAGATGTTTTTACCGCAACGAGCTGCCCTGGAAAAGACGGTACGTTCCCTGGTGGCTGAGCTGAGATTGGGCTTCTAGACCTAAAAGGTATTGCAGTATCTATAGCAAAGGCATGCGCCGTAGTATTAGCAATTGACGGATTTGTTATAGCCACAGCAATCAAATAGCTGGCTTAGCATTCCACAGAACCCATATTTTCCTATTGCCAATCCACAAAATTTCCAGAAGGTGTTCTTCTTAAATTGACTGATGAGTATTTCTTTATACAACTACTAGACAAAACCTCGCAATAATAAATAATACCCTCATACAAAACCTGGCCCTCACCATTATCTGAAAATCCTAGCCATTGTCCGGTTACATCAACGCGGTCTTGTTTCAATCTCTCCACTTCCCTATACGCCATGAGCATCTCTGCTCTATTGGCAATCCTCAAGATATCAATATCGTCGAGTAAGTCCGCCAACTCTAACCAGCAACAAAAACACCGTAGACTGTGACATCAAAAAAATATATAGCGGTCTGCCCATCACTTAAAGCAGTGCGTTTTGCGAGCTTGGCGACAGATTCAATCTCAGTACCGCCAGGGCTGATCAAAACAACATGAGAGAATCTAATCACCTCAGATGGTGTTCCATCATGAACAAATTGTGCTGCCTTTCTTGATAGCGCAATTTTACCATCTTCAAATATTCCCTCGTCGGTCGGGACAAAGCCTATAGTTTGGCGTGCATATCCCCCAGTCCCGGCGGCTACTTCCCCCGCTAATACTGTACTATAAGAATCATCAGCGTCAAATGTCGTGCCTGGACTATCAACCAAAGCCACCTCATAATTATTCCCGATATAAGCGGCATTGGTTATTCTGCTTAAAGCATCAGCCGATATAGTCGCAGCGGTTGCCATTACTTAATCCTATCCAGTCACATTAATAGTGCCGCCCATTGATGCTGTGCCTACTGCATAATAATACAAGGTATTAGGAGCCCCAGAATCAACCTCAATCTGAAAGAATCTGGACGTTGCAGCGGCAAAATTGCTAAGGTAATTTGTCCTATTGACCTCAACATTGTTTATCCAATAGCTAACACCAGTCGAATATGCAGAGCCAGCGTTGTTCTCCCCATCCGATGTCTCTGAGAGTGTTAATACGTCTGCTGAGTTACTTGCGTTAGATTGATCAAAACGATAAATACTCCCGCGGGTGAATGCTAGCGTGTCTTGAGCTACTCCGTCTATATAAAAGACAGCCATGATTAAGATTTGATCGTCGGCTCTAGCTTTCCGAATCGGGTGACCCCGAATTATGTCCCAATCGTCACGGTGAACGTCGTGTCAGGAATAGCCACCCCAACCGTAACGTCTAATCTTGTCCCAGTTAGAACCTCAACGGTCTGAGTCGGGAGGGTTGGCCCAACAGCTACGGCGAATGTTTTAGCTTCTGATGTGACAACAAAGGTCTTGTCTGCGGGTTTTGCGTTAGTGGTGATGTCAAAAATTTCAGTCGGCGGGTCAGCCGAAACTGTGACATCAAAAGGAGCCTCAAAAATATCAATGATTAGATTATTGACAACCTTAACTGCATAACGTTTGCCATAGATAGTTGGCCCTCTTGTGATTTGATATGTTTCGGTTGGGGCAGCAGGCTGCAGAGCGCCTTCGCCGCCAACGCTAACCCCATACTCTTGATCTGGTGTCGGGGCAGGGGGTAATCCCGTTGTTATTACATAAACACGATTAGCAATTGCGACTCCAGTCGTGACAACAAATGGGTCATTTGTAATCCTGATATCAAAGGTCTTCGCCGGAGACGTTGCCTCTCTTGTTACTGTATAGATTTCATCAGCAGCACTCGGCCCCACAACAGCGTTAAAAATCTGATCGGGTGTCTGAGCACCACGTATTACGGTAAACTCTTGGTCAGCCTTAAGAACTTGTAGTACCGTAATTACTTCGATACCAAATATCTTACCAGCGGGTTTTGCTGATACAGCAATATCAAATAACTGATCAGGAATTTTTGCCTGAACTAGGATCTGATATGTATTGTTAGGCGGGAGTGGTCCAGTAGTCACCAGATATTCATCATCTACCCCAGGCTCTACAAGAGGATCAAACAAATCAGGATCGATAACTTCCTCGCCTGTCTCAAGGATTAAGCCATCACCGGACAATAACCCCCCAGTCACGTCAAGGCCTAATAATTCAGATTCCTTGGAGAGCTTCTGCCCCTCTATGTTTATCCCGACATTAAAGAAACCAAGCGTTTCAACAGGCTGATCATGAGTCTCGATAATTCCAAACCCATCATCACCATTACCAGTAGAGAAAATAGCCCCAATGCCAACCTTGATCTCTATAACCTCAGTTGCATCAACGCCACCTCTTCCGGTATCTATATTTGTTTCTGTAGTATTGTCTATAGATGGCGCGACAAAAACGCCCGTTGTGTTATTCCCAAGCGTTACATCAGCATTACTCTTGCCAATAAAAATTCCATCAGTTGAAAATAACCCAGATTTATCATTCACACCCCAAGAGCAGGCATTCATTCGTAGCTTAATTAGAACCCCTTCTGTAGGATCATAAAAACTAAATGGCATCCCTGGAAAATAGTTAAATATTTCGGAGCGCATTGTTTCCGCAATTCTGATACCCGCAGCGTCTCCCTCTAGCGCCCAGCGCATATTGGAAGCATAAGCTACAGCCATTGATCTGGCTTCACTTTGGGTTTGTGAAGTTACCACAAAGGGCACTGTATAATTTTGTAAGATTGACCCTGCTGATGTTGGGGTATATTTATAACTATTATCTATAACTGTATCGCTCTTGGTGTTAACTGGGACACCTCCTGGATTGCGTGGGGTCTGGTCAGGGTTAACTAATCCACCTCTTGAGGTTCTTACCTCTGTAGTTTTTACCCCATTTTCATATGCACCTATCTCCAGTAATTCTCGATCCCCGCCCTTAGAATAAATGCCGGTCTGTCCACAGGTCGCTGTAGATGTAATAGTTTCTCTTGTCTCTACTGTCCTATCGTCAAAATACTCCCAACTGGTAATTGAAACTTGGGAGAGAAATAATCCATCAGGGATTTCAGTTAAGAAACCTCGCATTACTTGCGTTGCTGGTTGAGTGGGTGAAGTCGCTGCATTTGTCGGCGTATTCCCGCTGGCCCTCCAATCCTGCTGAGTCATTGCATTTAATAGATGCCTGAAATGATATTCATGAGTTCTAACAACCTCACCGGCTGAGCCGTACTCGTATGTTTTTTCTCTTCTATCCTGAACAATATTTTCTAACCCTCTTGGGTTAACGGCCTCTTTAGCTGCATCCCCAGAAGCCCTTGCCACTTCCCAGCTATAACGTTCAGCATAATAAGAACCATTTAATTCAACGGCTGGGCCTTCGGTTATGGAAACCTCCGAGCTTGTTGACCCCCCCGTTGCCCCGTAATGTCTCTGATTCCTGTTGGTTTTGGTGACGCCAAATGTCCGCTTCGCGTCCTGCTGTATAAAATCAGCACACTGCTGATTACCATCTGGCGTAGGTTGGCAAATTTCAACCTTGCCATAAATATTGGCTGGGTGTTCTAAGAAATAATTACTCTCTGTGGTGTCTTGATCAATTGGATTCCCAGAACTGTCTTTATCGCCCTCATCTTTGCCACTGTCTTCTACCCATGAGAATGTAATTACAATCTTGTCTGGTACTGGATTGCCAACCCCTAACGGGCTAGCTGACAAGGCCGTCTGATCGCGAATACTTAACCATTGCGCCTCATCTTTAATAGAGGCTTGACCGTCATTACCAAAAAAGTTTCTTTTCTGAATAACACCATCTTTATCTACATAAATAAACTGATTCTCAGCTTGAAGGGCTGACGATAACTCGCTAAATCCCGCACCCTTTGGCAACTCAAAACTAGTATGGTTCTTTATATTTTCAATGTTATCCGTCATTGCATAAAGTGTTAGTAAGCACCCCACTTCAAGAGTCACTGATCTTTCTTCAGTGTTGTAACCACTATCTAATACTAATAAAGTCCCGCGAGGATGACGCTTAACAGAGCCATCTATTTCTAGGTCTAGTCGAACGGGGACACCACGGGCAAATTTTTCTTTAGTGTAATCCTGAAGGCTCGGAGTTCCACGGCCCTCCCTAAGCACCACCGAGCCAACTGTTGAAACAATCCCACCCATTACTATTGAGCTATCGCTAACTTGATAGCTAACTAACGTAGATGATAGGTCTACATTATTAACTTTAAGAATAGCTTTAACTGCTGAATTATTAACCCACCCCATTTGATTAAACCTCCGTCAGTCCTATGGAGGCCGGGAACCAGAATGGGCCAGTGCCGGGGCCTGGGCGTTCTGGCGGGGCCTCGATGATTGCCTGAGCAGTCAGTGGCGCTGCTATTGAGTGCGGGAAGGTTTCATCGCTTACTTCAATCACAGCCACAGAACCTGAGGCCTCCTCGGCTCTATATTCCTCCCATAAATCAAGAAGTATTCTTATATCATTCTCCTTAAGCCATCCCACAATTGTCCACATCCTCAACACTCCCTGACTACTCCCAGAAACCAACGGTGTGCCTGTTGCGGAATAGGTGAGGCTAGTATCATCTATATAATTAAGAGACGTACTATTTGAGAGCTTCTCAAAGCGGACTGTATATGTTACAGGGGTAGCCGCTGTAGTTGTATAAGCTATTTCGATGCCAGGGACTGCCACAACTCAGAGAGACATCAATGTCTGCTTAGGCTTCCGCTATCGGCGGCGCAGCCTCAGTCTGGCCATCTCCATCGTCATTCTTGAGGCGTCTTTACTAGGAGTGGATGACGTTATCTGGATGTTATTCGTCTGATTCATCCCTGAGCTATCTAATTTTTTAATAGCTCGCAATAGCTGACGTGAAGCGCCATCCCCTAGCTCTGTAGTTGTTGAGCTGTTGCTAATAGATGATGAATTAACCTGCCGGATAGCCGCATTCACGCTCAGGGCCTGGGCGTTATCTCTTACTGACTGAGCTAAACCTGCAGGTACGACCGTACCGCTAGTGGGCGCTGTCCATTGTGCATTGCTAGGTGCTGTGATTTCACTGAGGCGGCCTGAATTAGAGAGAAACATCTCACGCCCTAATTCATTGACCGTATATTGCTGGCCCCCCTCAACTGGGCCCCCGCTCCACATCTTGGTCCTAGTCTTACTAGCAGCCGTTGCAGCCCGCTCTAATGCCTTGGCCAATGTTATAGCCCGGCCTGCTGCACTCCTGAGGTAGCCAGGAACGTGAGATAAATATCTAGAAGTATTTTTAGAATACTTGGTGGCATCCGATAACTCCTTAGATATTTTGGACTTAGCTATATCACCTGCCGAATCTGCAATTGTTTCCATACTATTTTGAAAATCTGAGACATCCAAATTATTCAAGGAATCTTGTAATTCCGTAATCGGTTGAACTATTCCCTGTTCAATTTTTTCTGCTAATTCATCAGCCGGGAACTCAGAAGCAAGGGTGGCAAATTCATCAATTGCTTGATCTATTGCTACACTAAATGACTCACTAAATGCCTCAACACCGGAGCCAGTCCCGTCTGCAACGGCTTGTTCTATTTTGTCAGCAATAGTAGAGCTGAAGTCACCAATTGCAGCCTCCCCATTTAAAAGCCCCTCAGAGAAACCAGAGGCAACAGCATTAGCAAGGGGCCGTTCCATATCCTCTACTGCGTTTTTAATTTCATGTGTGACAATTTTTGCGCCTTCCTCAGCACCTTTTTTGGCACCCCTGCGGATATTCCCACCCAAGTCCTCCCCGGCCTTGCTCTGCTCTAAAACTTCTCCTAAGGCCTGAACCCCAATATCCCCGCCCTCCTCAATAGCTGCAGTCAGGCGTTCGCGTACAGCGCTCTTAGGGATTTTATCTGGCAATCCATCCATATATGAATTAAATGCCCTGACACCTTCGACCGTGCCCGTGTCAAATGTGGACCGAATCAATTCGACCAATTCCTCTCTCGGGATTCTCTTCATCCCCTGCATTAATTCATTGGCCTTGGCCACACCAGCCCTGGTTCCCTCTTCTATCGGGGCGCTAATATCATTCTGGATAGCAACTATTTGATCATTTGGGAATCCCATTTCTTGCATCTCTTGCTGCCAACTATCTACACCATCACTAGCCCCTCTCCTGAGTGTGTCGTCAAGTTTGTCAACCATCGCCTCAGCGGCTGCATCATCGATACCTAACTCACGGAACTGTTGCTTTAATCCTTCAAACGTAACCTTATCATTAACAGCACTTATATTGGCTGCGATTTGATCGGATATTTCATTAACTTCATTCGGTAACTGTTGAAGATTTTCACCGATGCCTGATAACTCACGGCTGGCCTCAGTGATTTTCCCCTTCATTGCTTCGTATCCGGCATTGACACCCTCAATAGTCCGACGTTGTCCACTAATCGCCATATTGATCCCATTGGTTTCCGCTTTTGTTGCTATTTGATTCTTTGTGGTTTCGTTTTGCACCTGAGCAATACCAAGCTGCAAATTCTTTTGTGTATCAAGAATATTTGTATTTGCGTTTAGTAAAGTACCAATATTTTGCAAGGCTACTAACTCACGTTCTGAGGCCCCAGCAGCTTTTGCTTTTTCTATGTTTATCATGTTTTCCTGTATTGCTATCTCATTTTTAATCTGTGCTAATTGATGTGCCATTTCTATTTCAGCTCTTTTGATATCAAGAGTCGCATTAGCCATCTTCAATTCAAACTGAAGAGAGTCAGCCATAATTCTCTTTTTCTCAGCCGCCGCCTCTGCCTCTGCCTTTCTCTTCATATTCTGGAATCTAATTTCTTCCTCCTTACGTTTGGCGTTATAGTCTCTTTCGATTGCTTTCTTGGCAGATGCATTGTCCCCAGCGGCACGTAATGCTGCTGCTTTCTGCACATCAAGTGAACTTAGCGCAGCGTTTTTCTCGTCACCAATAGCTCTTAATCTAGCGTCCTTGACTCTATCAACCTGAGCCATATCATAACTAGTAATTGAATCAGCCAAACTCTTGAATGCGCTGACACTCGAAGTGGCAAGCCCATTTAAGGTACTTACCATTGAGCCTAGTTGTTCATAGCCTGACGCAATCGCCTGGACCTCTTCCATATATTTACCCATCCTCGCGTCAATTGCCGCCAATACCTCTGCAGTTAATTGCTTCTCTAACTCAGCTCTCTCCTCTAATTCTTTTTCAAGAGCTTCGGTTGTCTGCGCTTGCATGTTGCTTGCTTTCTCATATAGGTTGCCCTCATCATCAACCTGTTGGCCCAAGCCAGCTATATATATATTCATTGCATCTATTTTAGAATTAGATGCTTGTAGATGCATTGCAGTATTCGATGCTAGCGCCTCCTCCTCTAGTTTCAAACCTTTGCGGACTGCTACCGTATTTTTCAGAATTCCAGCCTGTACTTTTGTATCCATCTTTTGCTGCTGATCTTGATAAGCCCTCGTCAATGTCCCTATAGTTTCGACATAAGCGACTGTCTCACCTTTCAAGGCTTTCACCCTCTTCTCCTCATCGCCATACTTCTCAACCTTTGCCTGAATGACGGGCAATTGCCCTTCGAGTTTTTTCTTTTCTTCAGCTAATGTTTTCAACCGTTGTACGGTTATCCAATCTCTCTTCTTAGTAGAATTTATTTCCTTCTCAATCCATGCGATACGGCCCTTTATTGCATCCCTTTGTTGGTAGGCAATGTCAGCATTCTTACTTGCAAGACTTATATATTTATCACTGGTTTCGCTTAAGCCCTCCATCGCCTTTTCATTCTCACCAATAATCTTATCACCTCTCCTAAACTCATTAAGCATATCTCTAGTTGAAGCTCTTACGGCATGTGAAGCTGCTATAGCTTTTATTGCTGACGTGTCAAATGGATTGAACAACCTATTACCCATTTGCCATAAATCTTCTTGTGCCTTAAATGTATCTTTTGCTCCATCCTCGACTTCATTTAGCCCGTCCCTAGCTTTTTTGGATCCCTCTTCTAATGTATCCATAGACGCTGCTAGTTTTTCATTAGCGGCAAAAGCCTCTTTCCCAGATTCTGTATAGGCATCCATCCCGTCCTTAATAGTAAAAAATACCGCCGTCAATACTGCTACTGCCGCTGCAACGGCTGCAATTAGAGGTAGTAGCGGGGCCAAGGCAACCCATAACGTGCCGATTCCTGCTGCAGCCCCTACCGATGTAGTCCCTAATACAACGTTCCCCGTTGACGCGACTCCAGTCGCAGTACCAAATAGGGCTAGTTGCGTAGTGCTGCCTGCTGTCGCTGCTGTCATGGCCGCAAATGCTGCTACAACCGCACTCTTGATTGCCCCTGCAAGGCCAAGGGCATTGTTTGCTGCGAAGGCCGCGTTAAATGCATGCAAGCCTACAGTAGCAATCTGAACTGCTTTCACTAAGTTCGATCCTAGTGAAAGCGCAAAAAGCTTTATTGCTGACGCTGCGTTAGTAATGTTCGATACGATATTCGCCGTGTTGAAGGCCTTCAAGGCCGTCACTATGTTCTGTATATTTGTTATAATACCGGCGGCAAATGTTGTAACCATTTCGGTCTTTAGAATGGTCATGGCAATCGCTACTATGCCAATAGTAGCCCCCAGTAATGCAAGCCCAACCATAATATCTTTTATGGGGCTAGGTATTGCACGGAATACATCAAATACCAATTTGAGCACTCTCAATAATGGCTCAAAACCTATCGCCACAATTGAACCGATGTGAGCTAATGCCGCGCTCATTGCAGAGTTCAGTTCCTTAGTAGCACCGTCTAAGCCAGCCATAGCCTTGGCCTGAGCCTCTGCAGCCGAGCCCATTCGACCGCCCATTGTCTCGGCTAATTTGTCTAGTTCTGCATCTGTCTGGCCAATCAATGAAGTCAACGCAGGCAGTCCATCCGCCCCCGCCAAAACTTTTGATATTAATTTCCTTTCGCCGGGATCTATATTCAACATCCCATCACGCACCTTCCTAAGGAGTTCATTCATAGGGAGCAATTCACCATTGGTCTGTGTTATGTCAACCCCAAGCGTCGACAATGCGTTGCTCATGCGCTTGGAACCGCGGGACAATTTAGTAAATTCCTCGCCAGCTCCGGCTGATGCAATACCTAAATTAGTTAGTAAGGTTCTTAAGGCAGTACCAGCCTGACTGGACTTGATTCCATTATTAGCCAGAACCATCAATGCTTGAGAAACATCCTGTAAGGATTGGCCACTTGCCGTAGCAACTGGGCCCACATATTTTAAAGCTTCGCCCATGTCTCGGACGGTTTGGTTACTACTATTTGCTGCAGTTACTAACGTATCAATGATATCCGTAGCCTGATCAGCAGCTAGGCTGAACTGCCCAAGAGCAGCAACAACAATGTTAGCCATATCCGCGTAAGCCGTGCCTGTGGCCTCTGCTCCAACAACAATCGGCTTAAGGGTTTCTCCTATCTCATCCAGGCTTAAGCCCGCCCTGGCGAGGCTCTGGGCCACTTCAGCAACCTCTAAAGATGTGGCCGCCGTACTAGCACCAACATCCATGATCGTATTCATTAATGCGCCGAATTTATTTGATGCTTCTCCAGCGATACCCAACGTCAGCCGAATAGAACCGTCGAGCTTCGTAAACTCTGCAACAGCTAGAGGGATAACATTGGCAAGCTCCTTAATAGGTGCAAGGATGGCGTTACCAATTGCCATGCCGATCCCCGTGGGGATCCCTTGCATCATC